AAGTAAACCCCATCATAGTACTTCATGTACTAATGACAGCCGCCGCGTAAATATTAATATTAATTATATTTAATTTACCTTGACAACAACTAATTAGTGTGATATAGTTATTATAATGAAAGTTAAAAAAGAGGTTACAATGGCCAAAAAGAAAATCACTTCACTTACAGAAAATAGTAAGTGGATTGCTCCTAAGACTAGGAAGAAACGTAAACCTATGACTGATGAACAGAAAGTTGCTTCATCAGAACGTCTTGCAAAGGCAAGAGAAGTAAGAGCTGCAAAAAATCCAGATTATGGTAAAGGTAGTTTTCATGAATCTTTACGTGAATTACTAGATGCTCACCCACTACATCCTGATAAGATTAAGAAGTGGATTAAAACACAGAAAGAACTTGCAACTACTGAACGAGCTCAAGTGAAACAAAACATTAAGGGATCAATTGCAAGACTTGCAATGCATGAAGGTTATATAAGAGAGATGCAAAGTTATCTCAAGCATGGTGATTGGGTATCTATTTTTTATGGTGAATACCAAGAGAGAAAAATTCGTAATCATTGCTACGCATTATCATATCATTGGTTTGGCCCAAACATAGGGAAACCTAAACGTGATGTTGGAACATTCTATCCAGATTTGGGTATGGTCTGGGAAAGTGGTATGGAAGAATGACTAAAGAAAAAAAATCATCAGCAAAAATTATTAAGGGCCCTTGGAGAAGAACAATAAATACTCCTACGGAAGACCAAATTGTAAAGGCTGAACAACTTGCTTATTGTGATGAAATTTCTCATATCTGTTTAATGTCTATTTTATCAATATTAGTTGAGAATGGAATAGATACTGGTGAAAAATCTTTTATTAAAAATATCACTTTCATAACAGAAACAATAAAAGCATCAATATTCAAAACAAATGATATATCACACCCTTTGCAAATATTAATGGATATGACTACTGATATATCAACTGATCCAGATAATTCTATCAATTGCAAATTAAATGATACTGTTATTATTAGTATGATTGAAAAACAAAGAGGCAAGGCCCTAATGGAAGATGATGATGATATTAGTTGATATGAACCAAATTTCTCTTGCAAGCATTATGATGCATTTACATATGCAGAAAGAGGATCAGATTGATGAGAACATTGTAAGACACATGATTCTTAATTCACTACGAATGTATCGCTCAAGATTTGTATCTGAGTTTGGAGAGATTGTCTTGTGCTATGATTCAAGACATTATTGGAGGCGTGATTATTTCCCAGAGTATAAACATAGTCGTAAAAAAGGTAGAGATAAAGATAAAAAAAATTGGGATAATATCTTCGAATGTTTGAATAAGATAAAAGAAGAAATTAAGAATAATATGCCATACAAGTTCTTAGAAGTTTATGGTGCTGAAGCTGATGATATTATTGCCACTCTTTGTTCAGAATCTTCTGATGAGGTTATGATACTTTCTGGTGATAAAGATTTTATCCAATTACAGAAATATCCAAATGTAAAACAATACAGTCCTATTACTAAGAAAATGATTAACGGTTTTAATCCAGATGACTATCTAAAAGAACACGTTCTAAAAGGTGATACTAGTGATGGTGTGCCTAATGTTCTTTCACCAGATAATTCTTTTGTAGATGGTATTCGACAGAAACCCCTAAGTAAGAAGAAGATAGCTGCAATGATAGATGGTAATTTTCCAAATGATGAAGTTAAGAGGAACTTCCAGAGGAATAAAACTCTAATTGATCTAGGATGTATTCCAGATGAATTACGAACAGAAATACTAGATATATATAAAGAGGCACCGGAAAACAGTCGCAGCAAAATACTAAATTACTTTATAAAACAGAGACTAAAAACACTTACAGAATCTATAGGAGAATTTTAATAATGGATTTATTAATTTCAGAAATCTTGGAAAAGGTTTCAAAAATCAAATCAAAGAAAGACAAGGTTAAATGTCTTCAAGAACATAATAGTGATTCACTACGTATGGTAATCAAGTCAGCTTTTGATCCAAAAATCAAATGGGCATTACCAGCTGGAGAAGTTCCATATAAGGGAAATGATGCTCCTATTGGTACAGAACATAATGTTCTTGCATATGAAGCTCGTAAATTGTTCCATTTTATTGAAGGTGGTAATAATGACATTAATCAGAACAAACGCGAAACAATGTTTGTTCAAATGTTAGAAGGTCTTCATGAAAGTGAAGCAGATGTTCTCGTTGCCGCAAAAGACAAAATTCTTCATCAAAAATATAAAGGATTATCTGAACCAGTTGTAAAGGAAGCATTTTCTTGGAATGACGAATTTATGCAACTAGATGGCCCTGATCCAAGACAAGGACGTTAATATAATTAAAATTTTTTAGAGTAGTTTTTAATGATTATTTTTAATAATATTGAAGTTAATGGTTCTTACAAAGCTCGACGTACTCTTGCCGAAAACGTAGTTGAATTTTGTATAGGGGAACTTATGCCTCGTATGAAAACTCTTTGGGTGAATGTTAGACTTAAAAGTATGAGAGGAGAAGATGCTACTGGTTTCTGTTGGGAAGGCGATAGTAATCGTGAATTCAACTTAGAAATTAAACAATCTTTAAATGAAGAAGAGTTTATAGAAACTGTTTGTCATGAGATGGTGCATGTTTGGCAAGGTGCAACTAAAAGAATGACAGAGGAATCAAATAAACGATTATGGTTGTGCAAGGATGGTAAATATCGTAATTATACTAACTGCGATTATATGCGCCAACCTTGGGAAGTAGAAGCATATCGTATGCAAAGTGATCTTTTAAAAGAGTTTAAAGAAAGTTCTTATTATGATAAGTGAATTATTATTAACAGGATTTATGTTTATCACTCCTGTTAAAGCAGATGATGTAGAATTTGATTTTAATACATCTTCAGTAATATGTTTGGCAGACAATATGTATCATGAAGCAAGAGGTCAGGGTTCAGCTGGTTTACTTGCTGTATCTAGTGTTGTGTTAAATCGTGTTATAGATAGTCGTTTTCCTAATACTATTTGTGAGGTGGTCAAGCAAGGCCCAACTAGAGAAAGTTGGAAGAAAAATGGAAAATTTATACCTATTCGCCATAAGTGTCAATTCAGTTGGTACTGTGATGGTAAGAGTGATAAAATTAAAGATAGAAAAATTTATAACAGACTAATAGAGATTGCAAAAACTCTAGTATATGATGAGTTACCTTTTATAGATATAACAGACGGTGCTTTGTTTTATCATGCTGATTATGTAAACCCTGATTGGGTAAAAACTAAAACTAAGACTGTAGAGATACAGGATCATATTTTTTATAAATGGGAGAAGAAATGATAAATAGAGACAAAAGTATTCATGAAAATGAGAGAGAATATATTCGTCAAATTTTTAAATCATTTGAGGAAAAACGTATAGCTGCGTTGCCTTATCCAACACCTATAAATCGAAAACAACGTAGAGCTAACATTGCACAGGAAAGAAAATGACATTCGATGAATACCAAGAATTTGCACGATCAACAGCAATCTATCCAACTGACTCTAAGGTAATATATCCTACACTTGGTTTGTGTGGAGAGGCTGGTGAAGTTGCTGAAAAAGTTAAGAAACATATGAGAGATGGTAAGACTCTCGTTGGTGTAGGATTAGAACTAGGTGATGTTCTCTGGTACATCTCAGCACTTGCTGATGACCTTGGTGTGACACTAGAAGAGGTTGCACAGGCAAATGTAGACAAACTAAAGTCTAGAATGGAACGTAATAAAATTAAAGGAGATGGCGACAATCGATGACCAGTGATATAATATCACTTACTGATTTGATAGAATCTAAACTTAAAAAAGAACAAGAGATAGAATACTACAAAGAAACTCTTATTAAATTGGAAAAGAAGATTGGTATGTTAGGTAAAGAAGTATCCATAACAAACTTAATAATTGACATGATTGAGCAAGAAAGGGTATTGACTTTAAGTGATAAAAGGAGTAGTATTATAAAACTAGAAGAGAAGGTAAAAAAATGAAACATATTGAAATATCGTTGATGAAAGATGATGAATTGTCTATTGATGGTCAGAGCCAACCAGCAGGAAATATAGAGATTCGTGAATTTGAAGATGGTGAGTGGATGGGTGGCGGTTATGCTACCTTTGATAATCTCTTAGAGAAAGTTAAAGAAGCGTTAGAAGATGGTGAATAGATATCTGTGTAGTGTTCTTGATGAAATGCGAGAATGTACTAAGACTTTAAACTTCTCTTATTTGTTGGGATTGATTGAAGAAGCACAAACTCTTGGAAGTCGAATGGAAACGAAGCTGTTTGAGATAAAAGATTTTGAGCGTCTCCATGAGGATATTGCAAAATTGAAAAAGCAGAAGAAGAAGCTGGAAGAGGCATTAGAAGATGAGTAAAAGACTAGAGAATAAAATTACCAGATGGTATGGTAAAGGAACTCCAACAAGAGTATGGCTTGCAAAACATTGGCACAGATATATTACATATGGTTGCTCTATGTGTTGGCACGAATGTAAAGGTCATCAAAATTCTGTCAGGTCTACTTATTCAAAAGGTTATGGTGATATCAATAGTCCTAAAGGTTTTGCTGAAATTGCAGAATATGCATACGATAATTATGGAGATATGTACAAGAAATGAACATATTCTATCTAGACCGTGACCCTGTTATCGCAGCACAGATG